AGAGTATTAGAAGAAATTGATAATGATATGGAAAGTCCACATTCAATGAACAGATTATTACAAGGAGATGTAGGCTCAGGAAAAACAATTGTAGCAATGATAGCAGCATATAAAGCAGTAAAATCTGGATATCAAGTAGCAATAATGGCGCCAACGGCAATACTTGCAAGTCAACATTTAGAGAGTTTTGAATCAATATTAAATCAATTTGGAATAAGGTGTGAATTATTAATATCAAGTATAACCAAAAAGAAAAAAATGGAACTTTTAGAAAGATTACAAAATGGAGAAATTGACATACTAATTGGAACACATGCAATGCTAGAGGAAAATGTAATATTTAAAAATTTAGGATTAGTAGTAACAGATGAACAACACAGATTTGGAGTAAAACAACGTGCAACAATTTCAAATAAAGGACAAAATCCAGACATAATAGCAATGTCTGCAACACCAATTCCAAGAACATTAGCATTAATATTATATGGTGACTTAGATATATCAATAATAGACGAACTTCCACCAAATAGAAAGAAAATAGAAACATTTGCAGTTACAAAGGAAATGACAGAAAGAGTAAATACATTTGTAAAAAAGCAAATAGATGAAGGAAGACAAGCATATATTGTTTGTCCATTAGTTGAAGAAAATGAAGAATTAGGTTTAAAATCTGTTATTGAATTAGAAGAAAAATATAAAAACGAAACATTTAGCAATTACAAAGTAGCATATTTACATGGAAAAATGAAAGCAAAAGAAAAAGATGAAATAATGGAACAATTTAAAAATGGAGAAATACAAATACTGATATCAACAACAGTAATTGAAGTAGGAGTAAATGTACCTAATGCGAGTATTATGGTAGTTGAAAATGCAGAAAGATTTGGACTTGCACAATTACATCAATTGAGAGGAAGAGTTGGAAGAGGAGAATATCAATCATATTGTATTTTAAAATTTGAAGGAAATGGAAAAACAACAAAAGAAAGAATGAAAGTAATGTGTCAGACAAATGATGGATTTATAATATCTGAAAAAGATTTAGAATTAAGAGGTTCAGGAGACTTTTTTGGAACAGAGCAACATGGTATTCCAGAATTTAAAATAGCAAATTTATTTGAAGATATGGGAACCTTGAAAAAGGTTCAAAAAATAGCAATGAAAATTATGGCAGATGATCCATTACTTGAAAAAGGAAAAAATATAAAACTAAATGAATTAGTAAAAGAAAAATTTAGTTCAAGAATAGAAATTTAAAAGGATCTAGATAAAAATGTGGCAAATAATAGGAAGATTAATAGGTGCTTTAATAGCTTTAGCAGGGGTAATAATGATATATGATGCTCGTTTAATTACTAAAAAATATTTTAGTTTTGGGGATAAAAATGAAGCAACAACAGGACTAAAAATGCTTGGAACGATTGTGTGTGTGTTGGGTGGAGTCTTAGTTATGTTTATAAAATAATAGTCATAAAAATGTTAAATTATGAATAAAATAAATTAAATATTTTTGGTAAAATACTTGACAATGTAATTAGTATTGTGCTAAAATAACATTTGTCAAGTAAATATGCGGATGTGGCGGAACTGGCAGACGCGCTGGTCTTAGGAACCAGTGTCAACGACGTGGGGGTTCAAGTCCCTTCATCCGCACCAATGACGTATCTGTTCGAACTAATAGAACAGAATTGATACAAAAATCAATCAGAAAATAAATCTGGTTGATTTTTTTGTTGTCTAAAACAATATTAAAATCATCCAAACGAAAGGATGGTGTATAAATTGAAAATAATTAAACAAGAATTACAATTTGAAGAATGTCTAAAACAGAGACTTGAATTTATATGTGAATTTGCTAAAGTTACCACTACTTTTATAAATGGTAGCATTAGGAAATTAGAAAAAACTAATCTTACATAATTAAATAGTACTACAAATATATCGTCAAACACGCTATTTGTCAAAAAAATTTAAAAATTAATTGAAAATTATGTAAAATTATAGTATAATATATTTGGTATGGCAGTAGCCATTTTACATATATTCCTTTTTGCACACTAACGTCTTGTTAGTTTTACATATAAAAAAATCTTACAACAAATTGGAGGAATTAAAAATGAAAAAAATTGTTTCTATGTTACTGATGATGGTTTTGGCAATCTCTGTATTGACTGGTTGTAGTGATACCGATAAAGCTCGCCAGCTTGAGGTGGCTGCAAATCTCGAGGAAGCACAACAGACTCCTACCGATATTGATTATTCTCTTGAAAGATATAATCTTATTCGGAGAGCATATTGGGTAAATGGTCAAAGAGAGAAAGCATTGGCATTGCCTTGTTCCATTGAAAAGCCTTTGGGTTATGTTATTTTGATAACCGATAATGGTGCAATATTAGGTAATTTTGTTGTTGATGGTAAGGTTTCATCCCTTAATAGTTTTTTAACACCAGATACAACTTATCCTAATAGTACTGGAGCAAATTGGTTAGCTGATGTAGATGGTAGCTATGGAGAAAATGATGCAGGTATTTTTTTCTTTACTCCTGACGGAAAATACATTGAGTGGACAGGAACATATCTGTATTCTGATATTCCGTTTGAAGTAGAACAACCTGTTCTTAAAATTAGTGATTAACCATCTCGCAGTAATTGGAAACAGCCACATGGAGATAATCTATGTGGCTGTTTTCATATCTATTTACTTTTATGTAAATATCTAGTATAATAAAAGTAGTATGGCAGTAGCCATTTTATATATATTCCTTTTTGCACACTAACATTCTGTTAGTTTTACATATAAAAAATCATACAACAAATTGGAGGAATTAAACATGAAGAAAATTGTTTCTATTTTATTGCTAGTAGCAATAACCCTTTGTATGCTTGCAGGTTGCGATAGCGACTATCAGGAACAAACTTCTGATGTAGAAAAACAGCAGAGTATCACTAAAGACCTTCAACAGTCTCAACCTACTCCGACAGATATCGACTATTCTCTTGAACGGTACAATTTAATTAGGAGAGCATACTGGGTAAATGGTCAGAGGGAAAAGGCTTTGTCTCTTCCTTGTCCTGTTGAAAAACCTTTGGGCTATGTTGTTCTTATGTTAGAAGGTGTTGGTGTAGTTGGAAACTACGTTATTGATGGAAAAGTTTCATCTTTAAATAGTTTCTTGACACCTGACAGTGAATATTATGAGTATTCTGCTGGTGAAACTTCTAAAAAAAATAACTGGCTTGCCGATGTTGACGGTAGCTATGGAGAAAATGATAATGGTATCTTTTTCTTCACCACAGATGGCAAATATATTGAATGGACAGGAACATATATTTATTCCGACATTCCTTATATTGTAGATGACCCTATTTTAAAAGTACAGGAGGAAAATTAACATGAGTAAAGTAGGAACTATTATCGTAACAATCATCAGCGTCATCCTTATTGGAGCTATCATCTTTTTTGGATTTACTCCAGGAGGTAGAAGTGTTTGGAACAGCTATACTCATAGCTTAGAGAAAGCTGATGAAAATCAGTATGAAACCAAAAAGCAGGTCGAAGATACTGCACGTGCTATGATCGCATCGTATAAATCCGATGTTGCTACTTATGAACAATATAAAGACAGCGACAACGAAGAAAAGCAAAGCTGGGCAGAGCAAGCAAAAATGAGAGCAAACAGAACTGCTAACTCTTATAACGAGTACATTCTGAAAAACTCTTATGTGTGGGAAGATAATATTCCTAGCGATATTGATTACTCACTGCCTATTGTTGAATAATCTTTGCTATCCGTAAATTAGAAATACCCCAGAGTGTGTTTTACACCTCTGGGTCTACTGGGTTAGGACTTATGGCAAAGCCAAAGCCAATAGCTACGAAGAAATTTCAAAGGAGGGATTCTATGTAGCAAGAATTAGCTTATTCTTTTCACTTGGGTAATGATAAAAATAAAAGTAAATTAGCAAAAAAAGTTGCAAAAGAAAATGTATCTGGCACTACTTCTCTATCTAATAATGCAATTCAAACTGCAAAAGATTTACCAGATGAAAACAAGCAAAAAAGAATAAAAAGAGAAAGAATGATACCAGATTTTAAAAGGAGGAAAAAGTTATGGATAA